TAAAGATGGCAAGTATGAAGTAAATGGTTCGCCTTATAAACAAATAGGTCTAACAGAATATAATCCTGATATGGAAAATCGTGTCTATGATAAGAAGATACCTAAAAGTAGATTAGATGAAAGACACTATAACAAAGTAAAAGATTGGGTCAAAGGCACTTACATAGAAGAAGTTTTAAATAGTTTTAAGGCTGAACATACAAGAGCAAGAATTGCTATTATGGATCCAGGTGCATTTATTGGCGATCACATTGATTACAATACAGATTATTCTGTGCGTTATCACATACCTTTAACAACAAATGAAGGTTGTGGTTTTCATGTAATTGATAGACAAGGTGTAAAACATGAACAAACAATGGCACCAGGTGAGTGTTGGTTTTTAAATCAAGGTCTAAAACATAGTGCATGGAATAAAGGTAAGACACCAAGAGCACATATTATTATATCAGTTTTAACACAAGAGGATCTAAATGCCTAATTATATTGAAACAGATATGAAACACGACAAAGAGTTCTTTAAAAAATATATTAATGGTAAATGGGAAGATAGTAATAAGTTATATAAAGAATATATGTCGTGGGAAAATCGTAAGTTCTTTGTTCAGGAAATAAAAGATTTTGATAGACCACTATTAAGAAAGATGAAAGAGATATGGAATTATCTAGGCATAAGACCTAGAGATTTTAGATGTAATTTTTTTAGAGTATTACCTGGTGGTGAATTACCTCTACATACAGATGTTTTAAGTAAATCAAGTGTTGTAATACCTATTACAGAAATGACAGGACCTTTATACTTTGATGATGGCACGGAAGTGTTATATCAAAACATGACCGTAATCAATACTAAAAAAGCACATGGTGTAAAAGCACCTACGGTTGAGAGGATTGTCTTTCACATGGGATTACACGACATACCTTTTGAAGAAATTTATGATCAATACGATACACAATCCTAACGAAACACTATGGGATGGTATCTTTCCAGAGGAAGATGTCTATCAGATAGAGAAGTTTTTTGACGACCAAGAAGTTAAATTTTTAGTAGATTGGTATTACAAAAATATAAAAACTGAAGGTTGGCATATTCAAAGTGGTAATCTTAATTATATAGAAGACTTTAAACACAAAGAGATAGCAGAATTAATCTTACCTAGAATAGAAAAACACTTTGGCGAATTTAGATTATACGATCAAATACATAACGATAAGACGCCACATTCAGCAGACTTCTTTATAGAACAAAAAAGTATATTTGGTCCTCACCATGACGCAATCACACATATACCTAAATGGTTGACACAAAAAGATATAGTAATACCATTGTGGATTGAAAATGACGCTGAGGTATATACATACAATTTTAATCAGCGTATGTATAGAAGAGCAACACACTTTAGAAAAGGATCAAAAGATAAAGGTCTAAATGTTTATTCAAATGCATTAAGAGAAACATATGATATACCTGGTATGAAATATCTAAATGGCAATCAGGTTGATTATGACTTTGTTGCAGATCACATTGGCGATAGATTTTCGCCTCTTTACTTTGAAGGTTTTACGGTTCATAGTATTGAAAAAAATGTGCCTGGTAATGCAATTATAAAAGATTCATCTATGATACATGGGCCATCTAATTATCATTTAAAAGGTGCAAGTAAAAAATTAAATATATCTATTCGTATGTTTAAAAAAGTAGAAGATTGGAATCCTGATACAACATTTAGCACTATGAGTTATGATAGTGATGTTACCAATAAAAGAGTATATCATGCCTAATTATATTACAGATAAAGTTTTTTCAGATGACGAATTACGAAACATGGATATCATTCACAATCCAGATGTAAAATTATTTGAGGATCAATACGAAGATTCATATACAATAGATAACTTTATAAGTGAAAAAGAAAAAGATACACTAATTGATTTTTATGAAAAATATAAAAATGTTGAAGTTGTAAATCATCATATCTATCACATAATATTTCCTTTAAAAGAAAAAGTTATATCAGATATTTTAAGACCTAAAATACATGAGGAGTTTGGTGATGATATTTATTTTTACAGCGATATAAGTAATGACCCAATAAGTGTGGGAGATCAATTCTTTAAAGCAGTTAAACCTTATGGCCTTCATACAGATAGTGTGACCCATTTAGATGGTTATAGGCCATACAAAGATATAATTATACCTATTGCAATTGATAAAATAAAGTCAAGTGAATATGTTACCTTTTATCAAAGATATAGAGGACACGCTACACAATTTATGAGAGGTAGATTTATTAATAGTTTTGCAAATTATCATAATGTTATAAGACATATGTCCTATGATGAGTATGGTGTAGAGGATTTAGATTATAGAAATAGTGATCACAAACAATTAGAAAAAATAATGCCATCACATATACCTTTAGGTTCTTATGATGGTCTTTCTATTGAAGAAGTTTGTAAATGGGAACCAAAGACTGCAATAGTGCAAGACACTTCGGTCTTACATGCACCTGCAGGTTTTAATGAATTAGATTGTAAATGGAAACTAGGTATAACTTTTCACCTAATGAAAAAAGATCCTGATTACAACAATTCTATAAAAGGTTATTATACACCTTGGAGTAGATATACAAAACCATTGAAAGAAATAAATGATTAACGATCTAGCATTTCTTTATTTAGATTTACCTAAATTTAATACTACACCTGATCTTGTAAAAAGATTAGAGAAGATAGTAGATGAAAATAGTTTTGATGATAAGTTTAGAAATTGTCGCCACATACCTATTCATGTAAGTGGTGGCGATACTTTAGAAAACGAACAAGAGCCAATATGGTCAAAAGAAAGTGAACAACTACCTGAAATTGTTGAGTATATAAAAAAGTATGTTCAACCATGGGCACCTAAATTAGGTCGTATCGTAGTTATATCTACATTGCCTGGTGAAAAGAATCCTACACATATAGATTGTAGTAGAGAAACTTTTGATACAAATACACATCACAAATTTAGAGTAGTTATAAGAGGTCAAACAAACAATCTATATTTTAATGGACCAGACGAAACATATCATATAAAAGAAAATCTATTACAACAACCTTTTATGATGAATGGTGCATGGCCTCACACTATGGTTAATTTAGACAAGACTATAAAATTTACACTTGCAATGGGTTCGCCTTGGGATGTAGATAAAAACAATCTACAATATGATAAACTAATATTGAAGTCATTAGCAAACTATAAGTGATCATATATAGGCAAGTCTATGATGAAAATGCCTAATGATATAGATAATTATTTCTCAAAATAGATAGATAAAAGGTTTATAAATAGTAATATGGCAGCTAGAGCAAATTACATAATTGATCAAGGAGCAAATTTCAGTTCAACCGTAACCGTAAAGGATAGTCAGGGCGTTGCCCTAAATCTAACGGGATATACGGCTACTGCAAATATGGCACTAGGTCATGCGTCAACACGAACAAGAACAGCGTTGACTATTGAGTTTGCCTCAGATAGAACAACAGGCAATGTAAGTATGTCTTTAACAGCTGCACAGACAGCATTGCTTGAGGCACCTGCAAGATATGTCTATGATTTAGATATAACTGACAGCAACGGAACGGTAACAAGAATAATTGAAGGTCTAATGACGATTAGACCTAATGTATAATAAGGAGAAATAGTATATGAGTAGTGAAGCAATCAACTCAACGACACCAGCAACACCTGCTAAAGAAGAGCAAGTATTTACAATCGAAGGTAAAGATTACAAAAGATCAGAATTAAATCCTAAAACTTTTAATTCTATTGTAATCAGACAAGATTTACAAGCAACAAAAATCAAACTAACTTTAGAGTTAGAAAAGGTTGCAGTTCTTCAAGCACATTATGACGGTGTTATTGCTAAAGAGTTAGGTATTGATCTTAAAAAAGACGCACCTGCTACAGACGCAAACGCAAGTAAATAACGATTTGATTTAACTCCTTGTTATTATAAATATTGTAATATAACGATATTAGGGTAACAATGGCAGTCAATGATGTAGAAGCAACATATACAACAGGTAATAATACTACGGCTGTTGTAGATTCAAGCACAAATGCACAAACGGGACCACAAAATGTTTCCGTGACTACACCTTCTATTACCCAAATTGCTAGCAATGTCAATAAACTAACACAATTAAGTGATGTAAATGCTTCTACTTTACTTGATGGTGCTATAATTCAATATGATGATACAACAAAAAAATTCGTAACCAGAAACGATATTATAACTGAAAGTGGTAACTTAATACTAAACGGCGGCACATTTTAATAGGGAGAGAAAATGGCAACAATAATAAAGATTAAAAGAACCACAGGCGCAACGGCACCTTCGGGTCTTAACCAAGGGGAACTTGCATATGTATATGACACAGGATCCTCTTCAACTGGTGCTGGTGGATCGGGATTACGATTATATATAGGTGATCCAACATCAACATCTAATTCAGCAATACAAATTGGTGGTCAATATTTTACACAACTAATAGATCACGCATTAGGCACACTAACAGCTTCATCTGCAATTCTTGTAGATAGTAATAAAGCAATAGATGAATTACTAATAGGTAATAATTCAACTGCTGGTGGCGCAATCAAATTTAACGAAGGCACGAACAACGGCTCAAATTTCATAGCACTAAAAGCTCCCAATAGTGTAGGAACTTCAGTCACATTTACTTTACCATCAAGTGATGGTTCAGATGGTCATGTCTTGGTAACAGATGGTTCTGGTAATCTGTCATTCTCGGCACCTGCTTCAAGTGCATTTACTCTGGCTGCTGATAGTGGTTCTAACGACACATTTAATACTGGCGAAACATTAACATTTGCTGGTGATACAGGAATTACAACAACCGTATCTAACAATCAGATTTCAATTGATTTAGATGATACATCTGTATCGGCAGGGTCTTATGGTTCATCAACTGCAATACCAACATTTACCGTTGACGCACAAGGTCGTTTAACGGCTGCAGGCACAGCTGCTATATCAACAACATTAGATATTGCTGCTGACTCAGGCACAGACGATGGTGTAGTATTAGGAACAGATACACTTACATTTACTGGTGGCACAGGTATTGATACTTCAGTTTCAGGCGATACGGTTACATTTGCTATCGACTCAACGGTGGTAACTTTAACTGGCACACAGACTTTAACAAATAAAACATTAACAACACCTACACTTACAACACCTAGAATTGCTGACGAAGGTTCAATTAATGACGCAAACGGCAATGAGTATATCAAGTTTCAACAAACTGCTGACGCTGTAAATAGTTTAGAGGTCACAAACTCTGCTACAGGCAATGGTGCGAAACTATCAACACAAGGTGGTGACGCAAATATTGATTTAATTTTAGACCCTAAAGGTTCAGGCGTTGTAGATGTTAATTCAAGTAGAATATCTAACTTAACAGATCCTACACAAGACCAAGACGCAGCTACTAAATCATATGTAGATAATGTAGTCAATGGTTTAGATGTAAAAGAATCTGTTCAAGTAGCAACAACTGCTAATCTTGCCTCAACATATAATAATGGTGCAGGCACATTAACTGCAAGTTCAAATGGTGCATTATCTATTGATGGCGTAACCGTTTCAACAAATGATAGAGTATTAGTTAAAAATCAAACAGATACAAAACAAAATGGTATCTATGTGGTTACTGCAACTGGTGATGGTTCAAACCCATTTGTATTAACTAGATCAGGTGACGCTGACGCAGCTTCTGAAATTACAGGCGGAACATTTACTTTCGTTGAACAAGGAACTGCAAATAGTGAGAATGGTTTTGTATTTACACACGATGGCACACCAACACTAGGAACAACTGCAATTACGGTTACTCAATTCTCTGGTGCTGGTCAGATAACTGCAGGTGCAGCTTTAACTAAAACAGGTAATCAATTAGATGTTGCTGTTGATGATTCAACTATTGAGGTATCTTCAGACGCCTTACAGATTAAGACAACTTATCCTGGTCAAGCGTCAATCACTACATTAGGAACAATTACAACTGGTGTATGGAATGGGACTGCAATTGCAGCTACTTCAGGAGGCACAGGATTAACAAGTTATTCAACAGGTGATATAATTCGTGCAAGTGGGGCTAATACATTGGCTGCATTATCACTTGGTGCAAATGGCAAAATTTTACAATCAGACGGTAGTAATGTTACCTACGGCGATATAGACGGCGGAACTTACTAATCGTTATATAGAGAGATAATATGGCGACGGTAATTAAGATTAAAACAGGAACAGCTACACCTACAACTAGCGATATTACAGATAGAGAAGTCGCAATTGATAAAACGGCACAAAAGTTTTATATCAATGATGGCGGCACTATTAAAGAGATCGCAGGTGCGGCTGCACAAGGTAATGCATTTGCTAACATCGCTGTATCAGGACAAGATACGGTAGAGGCAGATACAACAACCGACACACTAACAATTGTCGGCACAGGTCTTAATTCAATTTCAACAGACGCTTCAACTGATACTTTGACTATTGGCACATCTCGTGGTATTAATTTTACTAAAAGAGATGGGACTGCAACATTTATAGATCCAAGTTCAAACGCAACAACTTTAGGAACAACTATTAACACTTTATTTGTTCCTTTTACATTAAGGGATGGGACAGATAAAACTACCCTATTATTACAATAATGGCAGATAAAATACCTCTAAAGGGCATATTTAATGGATCAGGTGATCCAACAGGTCTTGCAGAATTTACAACTTCAGATACAATAGGATTTGCTGATGGTGGTACTGGTCTTTCGGCATTAGGTACTGCTGGTCAGGTTATTAAAGTCAACTCTGGCGCAAGTGCTTTAGAGTTTGGTAATGTTGCTGATATAATTAACCTTGATGGTGCAAACGATTTAACTTCGGTCACATTAGAATTAACAGATATATTTTTAGTTTCAGATAACGGGACTGAAGGTAAGGCAACATTAGGACAATTAAATACTTTAATTGCAGGTTCTACAATTGCTCTTACAAACAAGACAATAGATTTAGCAAACAATACGGTTACAGGTTCTCTATCAGAATTTAATAGTGCTTTACAAGGCGATAGTTTTGTTTCTCTAACAGGAACAGAAACACTTACAAACAAGACACTTACAAGTCCACAAATCAATAGTGGAACATTAGCAACACCTGCTATCACAGGTGATTCTACAACAACTGGTAATATTATATTTGAAGGTGCAACTGCTGACGATTTTGAAACAACACTTACGGTTACAGATCCGACAGCAGATAGAACGATTACTTTACCTAACGCAACTGATACCCTAGTCGGTAAAGCAACAACTGATACACTTACAAATAAGACTATTGCATTAGGCAGTAATACGGTATCTGGCACTTTAGCACAATTTCAAAGTGCCGTTACGGATGCTACACTTGTTGATTTAGATGATAGTCAGACTTTAACTAATAAGACTATTGCATTAGGATCAAATAGTGTATCAGGCACATTAGCACAATTCAATAGTGCATTGTCTGATGGTTCTTTTGATTCATTAGCAGGAACAGAAACACTTACAAATAAAACGGTCAACTTATCTAATAACACATTATCAGGAACACTTGCACAATTTAATACTGCATTATCAGATGATGATTTTGTATCTCTAACAGGATCAGAAACATTAACAAATAAAACTTTAACAAGTCCTGAAATAAACACAATTGTAAGAACATCAGGTAATTTCAATTTAAGCGCATTAGATGGCAATATACAAATGGATGCTAGCGGCGACTTTAAGGTTGACGCAGGTGGCGATATTATATTAGACGCTGATGGCGCTGATATTATATTTAAAGACGCTAACACAGAATTTGGTAGAATAACAAACGACTCAACAGATTTAACTTTAGATGTTCCAGGTGATATATTCTTAAATGCTGATGGTGGTAATATTGTATTAGCAGATGGCTCTGCTTCAATAGCAGATTTTAAAAATAATCCAAATGATTTAGAATTAAGAATACTTAATCAGGATAAAGATTTCATAATTATCGGTGATGATGGTGGTTCAACTATAACAGCATTTAGTTTAGATATGTCGGATGCTGGTG